TGAATTTGCGTCTTCGCCAATTAAAGCCGCTGCCGGAGTCGGCATGTCTGGCATCCCTCCGATGTATGCATGGTCAAGCGGAACATTCGAGCAGATCGCCCTTAGTCTCCCGACTGTGTCGCGGGCGAGAGACCTTCTCGCCTCGACCATCTCTGGCCTTGAGTTCCGCCAGTACATCAAGCAGTGGAACGGCGAAGAGTACGAAGAAATCTATGTGCCGAACGAGTCGTGGATGGAAAACCCTGATCCGAAAGTTCCTCGCCAGTTCATTCTTGCTAACACCGTGACCGACCTATGGATGACGGGACGCGCATTCTGGGCGGTCACTTCTCGCAACGCAACCGACGGACGCCCAATGAGTTTTGAATGGCTACCGTCAGCCAACATCCAAACTCCCGATCAAGTTGGCCCACAATTCTTTGGCATGCCGAAAGAGATTGAGTTCAACGGCATCCAGTTAGACCCGAACGAAATCATTACCTTCCTTGCACCGACAACTGGTCTAATGTTTTCAGGTCGACGCGCCGTCAGCATCGCAACTCACCTCGATCAGTACGCAGACCGTGCAGCAACAATTGAGACAGTTCCTGGTTATCTTCAGCAAACTTCCGCAGGCGAGACAATGTCCGGCGAAGAACTTGGAGACCTCGCTGCACAATGGGCGCAAGCACGACGCGAAGGCAACGTCATCGGCGCGTTAAACAACTATGTCAACTTTGTTGAATTCGACCGCGACCCGCTTGAAGTCAACGCAGCGCAACGCGAATACCAGGCACTCGATCTCAGCAGAATTTGTTCCGTCCCCGCTTATCTTGTTTCGGCACCGACCCCTGGGGCTTCAATGACTTATCAAAATGCGTCTCAGGCTCGTCAGGATTTATGGCTCTTCGGGGCGCACATGCTGGCTACCGCCATTACTTCTCGTCTCAGCATGAACGACGTAGTCAGTCGCGGACGGTACGTCAAATTTGACACAGACGACCTTCTAGCCGTTGGCGAAATGTCAGATGTTCTAGTCGAACCACAAGTTCCAGACCTCGAGGAGATTCCTTCATGATTAAGTTCACCGCCGTCCCCGTCACTCTTGACGCAGCAGCTGGAGATGATGCACCTCGCACCATCACCGGCATTGCCGTTCCTTGGGACACCGTCGCAACCGTCTCTGGCGGCGAGAAGGTTATGTTCAAGCGCGGAGCCTTTGACTTGAATGCCAAGTCCGCGCGACTTCTTGAAAACCACGACGGACGCCCAATCGGCATTGTCAGCGAACTTGTCGATCTAGACAACGGTCTCGGCTTCAGTGCCACGTTTGCCCGCAGCAAGGCTGCAGATGACGTGGTCGAGTTGATTCAAATGTCTGCATACGACTCAGTTTCAGTCGGCGCAATCCCGAAGAAATTCAAGTACGACAAAAGCGGAGTCATGATTGTCTCGTCAGCCATATTGTCAGAACTCTCGGTTGTCGCAGTTCCGGCATTTGTCGACGCGACCATCGATTCCATCGCTGCCTCAGAACCCGACCCAGAGGTCGAAGAAGAGTCAACCGAACCCCAACCCGACACAAGTCTCCAGGAGGAAACAATGTCACAAGAAAACCAAGTCGAAGCCTCCGCGCCCGACGCCATCCCAACATCACCAATTTTCGCTTCAGCACGACGCGAATTCAAACTTCCTTCAGCGTCTGAATACATTGCGTCATTCGTTCGCGGTGGTCACGACTTCGCACAGTTAAACGACAACATTCGCGCAGCCGCTCCAGACATCACCACAGTCGATATTCCAGGCGTCATCCCGACCCCCATCGTTCAAAATGTGTTCAACTCGTTTGTAGGCTCGCGCCCTCTCGTGGATGCCACAATTCTTCGTCCGATGCCCCAGGGAGGCGCAGTCTTCATTCGCCCTGTAGTAAAAACAAACAGTTCAATCGGCACTGCAACACAGAACACGACAATCACTGCTTCAACTTTTGAAATCGAAGACGTACAAATCACCAAGACAATTCAAGGTGGATACGTTGAAATCTCAGAGGCTTCAATGGACTGGTCACAGCCAGAAGTTCTCGGCGCATTGTTGGACGACATGGGACGCGTATATGCAGACCGGACAGACCTGCTCGCTTGTTCAGAGTTGCAGACTGGCACAACCAACAGCAACAACTTTGCAAACGCATCAATCGCAGACCCTGCATATTGGGTCGAGTGGATGTACACCGCAGCTGCAGACATCCTTTCGGGTTCAAACGGAAACCTTCCGTCAATCCTTGCAGTATCACCCAACGTCTGGAAGTTGATGGGTTCACTCAGCGACACCGCAGATCGTCCGTTGTTCCCACAGGTTGGCCCGATGAACGCTTACGGTTCACTTAACGTCGCATCGACACAGGGCGCATTTGCCTTCGGTCTTCGCGTCGTAGTTGACCGCAACTTGACCTCGGCTGGTATGACCATCCTTGACCCTCGTGCGCTTGAATCGTATGAATTGGCGAAAGGGGCCATATCAGTGGAGATGCCCTCTCAGCTCTCGCGCCAAATTGCGTTCAGAGGGTACTGGGCATCGAAGGTCATTGACCCAACGCTCACCATCAAGGCTGCGTTCGTCTGATTCAGACGAACTCTTAAAGGGACTGGACAATGGCTACTTACGATCTCGCGTTTCATACGCGCCTCGATGGGTACGCCATTTTTCAGACCTTCGTTGAGACAGGCATACAGGTCGGGGACTCCGTAACTATTGCAGGCGCAAGTCATGGATTCTCGGGTACACATACCATTGTCTCAACACAAGACTTCGAGTTCATCGGGGTATCTGACGAGGGCGACCTTGAATTTGACTCCGATGTAATTCGTCTTTACCAATTCATGTATGTCAACGCAGGCTCAGACTTCACTCGATCTACTGCTACCGGCACAGTAACTTTTACGCCCTCAATCAGTTGGATCACAAACGCAATGGTTCTTGAGTTCTTGGGCATCGACGTCGCAACCGCCAACGACACGGCCTTCATTACTACTTGCGTAGCAGCTGCAAACTCGTACATTTATCGCAAGCGTCGCGAAGCGGGTTACACGGATTCGCAGTCAACGGTGCCGGACGCTGCCGTAAAATTGGGCGGAATTCTTTATGCCTCAACCCTGTATCGCGAGCGCGGAAGTGCCGATTCCTTCGCCTCCTTCGATTCCATGTCTTCAATCCCCATCCCGTCAACAATGGGACGCATCATGGCTCTCATCGGCTGCGGAAGACCACAGGTCGCGTAATGGCTGCAACAGGAATCCTCGTCGATGCAGTCAACGCAATCAAAACACAACTCACCGCTCTCGGTCTCAAACCCGTAACAGATCCCCGAAACGCGCGCCCAATGTCCGTCATGATTGAACTTCCCGTCATGACTTCGTTCACTTATAACGTTGGCGACTTTCGGATACCCGTCAGAGTCTTGGCAGCCCCTCCAGGCAATCAGGACTCAGGCGACTATCTCATGTCAACTGTTGACACAATCATGAACTCGCCCATCGCAGTTACAGACGCCCGTCCAGGCAATGCAAACTACGGCGGGCAAGATATACCAACATACGATCTCACGGTGGCAATCGCCGTGCGTAGAAACTAAGGAGCCACCAATGGCAACAGCAACATTCCTGTCAGGTGCAACCTGCAACATCACCCCCACTGGCGGAGTAGCCGTGGACGTATCCGATCAACTTTCGTCATGTGAGGTACTTTTAGGTTTTGAACTTCTTGAGAGCACATCGCTAGCAGATACTGGCCGACAGGCGGTGAAAGGTTTGCAGAGCGTCTCAGTCAATTTGTCGCTTTATCTTTCATACGGCTCAACCGAAATGGAAGCACTTCTTAGCGCAATCGTTGCTGCAGGTTCATGCACAATTGTTGTGTCCCCATCGGGCACCACAGAGTCGGCAACAAACCCAGAGTTCACAATTACGACGTGCACATTGGACGCAGCTCCGGTCATCATGTCGTCCATCGGCACCCTTGCCGTAGCCACAGTGTCGTTCTCTAACGG